AAATTTCAACAATATAAAGTTGTTGAAGTTCTGAACCGATTTGTTTATTAAAGAAATTAAAGTATGTAATATATTCTCCTTGATCAAAACCACTATTAACTAATGATTTTTCAGGGTCAATTATAATTTGAGAAACAGTATTATTTGATCCAGCAGATTGTCCATCTGCTAAAATTGTATATTGAGTAAAGTTATAGTTTGTAGATAATAAAGTTCTATTATTATCATATATAAAGTATTCAATATAACTACTTGAAGATAAAGATGCATTTACATCAAATGAAGATATCAAGT